CAACTGGTGTGCCTTGGCAACAGTAAACATTACCCCTTTTAAGAACAATGATTGCACTTATCCGTCCCGTTCTTATGTCGTTCCTTAACAGCGACAAAGTTAAGCGATTGATTGTTGACATGCTCCGCAAACTGGCTGAGCAATCTGATAACACTGTTGACGACCAAGCCGTTGATTTCATCGAGCGTGGTCTCTTCGGCGGCTGATGGACTTGGGAGCACCACCGGTATTGCCGGTTCTAAGGCTCCCTGAGCCGCCTCTACTACCCCGTCCGGTACTGGAGGTACCACGAGCTACTTTACCCACCTACAAGCCGCTTGTAGTGCCTCCTAACGACCTTCGTCCACCTCCGGGTGTACGCGGTATCAACAGTGAGGAGAAAACGGAGGAGAAACAAACACCTAAACCTGTAACTCCTCCACCTCCTAAACCACCCCCAGTCCCGGCACAGGTCCGTTACGTCGATATTCCTGGTACTGATATTACTGTACCTTTACCGAGTAACGAGATCTTAGCTACGGCTACAACGACAGCTACTGTCTCCGTTGCAGCCACCCTTACAGCTACTGCAGTATTTAAACGGACAGTGAGCGTCTTGAGACCTCTTATCAAGAAACTACTCACCCGTAAACAGAAACATGCAGACAACGAAGAACTTCATTCATGATTTCTTCAGTGAAATTGTAAAAGCTCTTGTGCTTGTATGGAGTGCAGGAGTATTGACTGCATCATACATGGGAATGCTACAGAAGATGGATCCAACGTTTGTTGCTTCACTGCTATCTGGAACGTTGGCATCGTATGGAATCTCTCGCCCTAAAGAACAAAAGGACAAAAACCAACTATGAAATTCCTAATTCTGCTTCTGCTGTTTCCCGCTGGGGCGATGGCACAAACTGTGACTCCTCAGTTTACCCAAGGTAGTATGCAGTCTACCACCACAACTACCCAAACCATCACCGAAACTATCGCAACTGAAGTGTACGGTGGTGCATACTCATCATGGTCTGGAACAAACGTAACGCCCAGCACCGATATCACAGATTCTTCGGCTACTTGGTCCGTCCACACCGCTGGCGAACAGTTCCAACTGGAGACTGTGACACGAGCAGCCGGGATTATCGAAACAACCGACATTACTCGAACCATCGACACTACCTCTACTACTACCTCTCTTTCTGTCTTTTCTCAGTAGGACCGGCGTTAGCCGAGACTCCTACAGTTAGCAATAACGCTAATCCTATTGCTGCAGCTACAGGTAACGTAACAAACCAAGCAGTGCAGTTTCAGAACAATGGTGCTCCTAGTAGACAGCAGTTTACTGGGGGCAATTCTTGTAATGGGACAACAATGACTGTCTCACCTTTTTACATGGGTAACGATACGCTACCACAAAGCTACACTCGTAATAACAACTATGGTATGCAGCTTAACTTTTCCGTTCCGCTTGACGGTGGGATGATTGAGCAGTGTAAAGCTATTGCTAAACGTCACGAAGAGAAACTTAGATTAGATTACGAATTGGTTCGTGCTCTAAAATGTACCGAGATTATGAAGGCTGGCTTTACGTTCCGTCCTGGATCTCGTGTAGAGGTACTGTGTCACGACATTGTACCCATTGTCTTTTTGACAAATGAAGAAAAAAGCAACTGAAGACAACTTTAACGAGTTGCACAATCTAGTTACTCAAGAGTTTCTAGCACGTATTAAATCAGGTGAGGCTACCACTCAAGATCTGAAAGCCGCCTGTGATTGGCTTAAGACTAATGACATCTCAGGTGTCGCATACGAAGGTAATCCGCTCGATCAACTTGCCAACGTAATCCCCAAAGTGGATCCTGAACTCGTTCAACAGAGATTGTATGGCACCGCGAAAATCTACTAATCCTGGTAGGACGGCTAGGTTCTATCGGAATAACCCTAAATCTTATCGTAAAAAGCTTGCTGCTCAAAAGAAAACAAATAGCAAGCCTGGACAAAAAGCATATCGTCGTGAACTAGCACAAGCACGACGTGCCAACGGCATGATGGGCAAAGGAGGTAAAGACATGTGTCACGAACGTGGCAAACTCCGTCCATGCAATGCAAAACGTAATAGAGCTAAAGGAGGCGGTCAGAAACGATGACCCCTCTCTTCCCAACGCCTGACCATTACTTGTACAACCTAATAGCGATGACCAGCCCTGAAGCTAAACGTATGTGGCGTCGAGCCATTAAGGAACACTTCAACTGTCAATGTGTCTATTGTGGAGAAATTTATGAATTATCTGAACTTACTTTGGATCATGTCCGTCCTCGTTGTCTTGGAGGAGGAGATTTTAATAACGTTGTTCCCGCATGTTTATCATGCAATCAGGCTAAAGGAAGTAAAAATTGGCTCTCGTGGATGAGAGCTACCTTCGGTATTACACCGAGAGAACATCTTATCTTATCTTACATTAAATAAATGGCACCTCGTCGTCGTAACAAAACTAATCCTAAGCCTTCTATGCTGACTAATCAGCGTAATAAACTGAAGGCTCTTAAACTTGAGGCTGGTCCTGCTACTACTCGTGGTCCTAGCTACGGTCCTGGTGCAGGTCGTACTGGCATGGCTCAAGGTAACCCACTAAATTTTATTAGGTCTGCCTTTGCTTTGCTTGGCGGTCCTGCTGCTGGTGCTGCTGAAGTGATGCGTCCTACAGCTCTTGCTGATGGCACTGTTCGGGGCGCTATGCTGCGTGGTGACTACAAACCGTCTCAGAACATGCGTGGAGCTGATGAAGGCTTGACCCGTGCTCAATCTTTTGACAAAGCTTTTGCTAAAGCTCGTGCTCAAGGTTTGGCTGAATTTAACTGGCGTGGCAAACGGTATAATACTCGTTTGGCAGGTGAGTGATGGCTGAAAAGAGAAAAGACAAACAAACTTGGAGAGATGTTCTAAGACCTCTTTTTTTAACTGCTCGTCATTTATTAACTCCTCTTCCTCAGACAATTAATGAGTCTGTTAGAGCTAGGGCTTTTCAAAAATCGTTACCTAACAAAACTCAATTAACAGTAAGACCTAGCGGTGCTACTAGAGTTACTTCTTATTCACCAGCTAATAATCGATCAGTTGGGGGAGCTTCTGTACGACCTACTGCTGGGCGTAAATTACCTACTAGCGGTATTATGTTTTCAGGTCCTAAGGGTTTTTATGATCAACCTTTTCCTGGTGGAGCACAAAACGCTAAACATCAAGCACTGCTTTGGCAGTTAGGTGATATTATTGAAAATTTACCAGCTGGTGGAGTTAGTGGTCATGGTGTAGACGACAAACGTCAAAGAGTTTATCAACGTTACGGTATTGGTCCTACAGGCGAAGCTTTTAAACGCCCTGACGGTAGACTTCAACCTCGTAATCCAAATGGAACACTAGGTAAAGCTACTGATACAGCAGGACGTTTGAAAGGTGGTCTTACTAGAATGGCTGCAGGTAATGTTGTACGTCAGCTAGCCCCAAAAATCGTTCCACTTGCTAATCACCCACTTGCTCAAGCATATCTTAACGTTGATGATATTGTTCGTCAAATAACTGGTGAAGGTATTACTGAACGTACTCTTGGTGGTAGCCGCGATCAACTTAAAAAAACTTTAGAAAAAGACCCTAATTTTAATTATAGCTCTCTCCTACCTTTCTAAATGAATAACGTCCTAGAGGCGTTGCGTGGTGATTTCAAGCTGTTTCTACAAGCTCTGTGGCAGCAGCTTGATCTCCCATCTCCTACCCGCGCACAATACGCCATTGCAGACTACCTACAACATGGTCCTAAACGTCTACAGATCCAAGCTTTCCGAGGAGTCGGTAAATCGTGGATTACTGGAGCTTTTGTTCTATGGACTTTGTTTAAAGACCCAGAGAAAAAGATCATGATTATCTCCGCCTCTAAAGAGCGGGCTGATAACATGTCAATCTTTCTACAAAAACTAATTATTGAAACACCATGGCTGAACCATCTCCAACCGAAGAGCGACGACGCCCGATGGAGCCGGATCTCTTTCGATGTCCAATGCTCACCTCACCAGGCTCCGTCTGTAAAGTCTGTGGGCATTACAGGTCAGCTGACTGGTTCTCGTGCGGACTTGATGATTCTGGACGATATTGAAGTTCCTGGTAACTCAATGACTGAGTTGATGCGAGAAAAACTTCTACAATTGTGTACGGAAGCTGAATCTATCCTTACTCCAAAGAAAGATTCTCGTATTTGCTATCTTGGTACCCCTCAGACATCCTTTACCGTTTACAATAAGCTAGCTGAGAGGTCCTACAAGCCCTTTGTTTGGCCTGCTAGGTACCCTCGTAAGGTAAGCCAGTATGAAGGCCTCCTAGCGCCCCAAATCGTGGGGGATATGGACGATGGTGCAGAGCCTTGGGGTGTCACAGATCCTGACCGCTTTGGTGACGAGGATCTAATCGAGCGTGAAGCGTCCATGGGACGGTCTAACTTCATGCTACAGTTTATGTTAGACACAAGTCTTAGTGATGCAGAAAAGTTCCCACTTAAGATGGCTGACCTTATTGTCACCTCTGTTAACCCTACTACTGCTCCCGAATCCGTCGTTTGGTGCTCCGATCCAGCAAACTTACTCAAAGAACTTCCGACTGTTGGGCTACCTGGAGACTATTTCTATGGCCCAATGCAGCTCCAAGGGGAGTGGAACCCATATACAGAAACAATTTGCTCGGTTGATCCATCGGGTCGAGGAACGGATGAGACAGCAGCAGCTTTTATCTCCCAGCGAAACGGTTTCCTGTACTTGCATGAAATGCGTGCTTACAGAGAAGGCTACTCAGACAACACGCTCTTGGACATTCTAAGAGGTTGTAAAAAATACAACGTTACTAAACTCCTTATTGAGACAAACTTTGGTGACGGTATTGTCGGAGAGCTGTTCCGTAAACACCTACAACAGACTAAACAAGCTATAGACATCGAAGAGGTACGTGCTAATGTCCGCAAAGAAGACCGCATTATTGATTCCCTTGAGCCTGTCTTTAATCAACACCGCCTTGTTGTTAATCGTTCTGTCATCGACTGGGACTACAACTCAAATAAAGACTCAGCTCCAGAAGAACGTCTCCTCTATATGCTCTTCTATCAAATGAGTCGTATGTGCCGTGAAAAAGGCGCAGTTAAACATGACGACAGATTAGACTGCTTAGCTCAAGGTGTTAAATATTATACAGACGCCCTGGCTATTTCAGCTCAACAAGCTATGATAGAAAGACGTAGAGATGATTGGAATGACCTCCAAGAATCTTGGCTAGAGAACCCCCAAGAGGCTGCAAATCATTTAGCCTTTGGCATGGATTTGGCTACCCGAAAACGGGCTAGACAACTTAATGGCGACAAGTCAGTCCCTAACTGGGTTTAGGGCAATCAGCTATGTATACAGGAGGAGGGAAGGGTGGACCCGATTCCTGTAGGGGGGAAAGACAATCAATTCTCATTGATTATCTTCCCCCTTTTTCTCTTATTATCTACGAGCGATGAGTGCTTGTTTTTAATAAGACACATTTTCCTTTTTATTTTTTTAATCAGGACTCAAATCACCCAGTGCTCTGCACAGCTCAGACTGTGCCCTGCACAAGTACTATAGTATGTACCCACCAACTTAATCGTAATCCACTCCGTTTCTTACGATGCACAAAGTAGAACTCATTCACGTAACTCCTAATGCTGAAGAACTCGTAGCTTATATGGCACGAGTATCTAATCCAAAAAATCAAGACAATAAAGAAACAGCTCCAAAACTTATTAGGTATCTAATCAAGCATAAACATTGGAGTCCTTTTGAAATGGTAAATATGTGTGTAGAAATTAGAACTACACGCAGTATTGCAGCTCAAATCCTTAGGCATCGTAGCTTCTCATTTCAAGAGTTTAGTCAAAGGTATTCAGAAGTCTATTCTTTGCCAGTCTTGCCGCGACTTAGAGAGCAGGATCTGATTAATAGACAAAATTCTACTAATACCCTTGATCCGTCTCTTGTTGATAGTCTGACTGATGACATTGAGCGGCATTATGACAATTGCATGAAGCTTTATCATCAGTTGTTGGACAAAGGAGTTGCTAAAGAGTGTGCTAGGGAGGTCTTGCCTCTTTCTACGCCTACTCGGATGTATATGAACGGTACTTTGCGGTCTTGGCTGCATTATTGTGACCTTAGAACGTCTAATGGTACGCAATATGAGCATAAATTGATTGCTGATGAGGTTCAAGACATCATTATTGAGCAGTTTCCGTCTATTGCAGCGGCTATGTGGTCGTAACCTGTAGAATTTTGGCAGAAATTTGAGAAGTCTATTCGGGTTTCCGCCGGGCTTCGCTACCCCCCCTGGCCCCCTTTGCTTTTTTGTGATGGTGGCGGGGGGTACCTTGCGATGCTGTGGGGTGCTGCGGCTGTGCACAGTGTAGGGGGTGCGTGGGGTCGGACGTGGAAGGGGGAGCATCTGTGCGCGATCAGGTTTGCTTATGTTATTGATAAGCTATAGTTATGTTAATGAATGTAACAAACTCTGCTGGTTGCGCTGCTCATCCTTTATATTGGTTGCATCGATCGAGACAAGCCAAGGCGCTGCCTTGAGCCACTGCATGATCGACAGACTGACAACTACTAAACAGTTGACAGTCGCCCAACGATCCTCTAGGATCAAACCGACAGCCAACCGCTCTCAACTCCATGCCTCAGACCGATGTTAACTATTGTGTCATTCGCTGGTGCTTGATTGCCCTGGCTGTTATGATACCTGCAGACCTGACTTATCAGGTTCTCACCAACAACTGTGCACCGAGGGTCAACCTATGCCAGTGACCAAACCCAAAGGCTACGTTCTATGGCGTGGCCTCTCACCCATCAACCAGCAGCCTATCGTGGCTGTTGTCACCATCACA